GTTCAAGAAAGAGATGCGTTCAATGATGAGATGGGAAGAAATCCAAAGTATATGGATAAACCTACAGGAATGGAAATGTTGAATGCTGAGGAGAGGAACATAGAGAAGTTATTTGGGGTACAATAACAGAACATTGCTTGATTTGATTGTGATAATTGGGAATGTTGGGTATAACTATAACCTATAAGGACATAAATTATGGCAACATTTTCGGTTAATGACACAGCTAGAAAAGCAAATGCGACAGCTAATGGAACTGCTGTAGATTTTACGTTCAGCTTCCAGGTTAATGCCACATCAGACGTTGATGTTTACTTAAACAACGTACTACAGAGTAGTGGCTTCTCAATAGTCAATAGCTCAGGTGGTGCAGGTCTTAATGCTGATGGCACAGGTGTAGTAAGATTTACGTCTGCTCCTGCTAACACAACAATTGTTTCATTAAAATCTGACGTACCTGTTGGAAGAACATCAGTCTATACATCAGGTGGCAACATTACTGCTGCAGCATTAGAAGGTGATTTTGATACTATCACCATGCAGATTGGTGACCAGGAAGAAGCATTAGGTAGGTCTATAAAAATCCCTGTTGGTGATGCCGATGGTGATTTTACTATACCTAGTAAAGATCTGCGTAAAGGTAAGAACTTATCTTTTGATGCTACTACAGGATTACCTACAGTTTCAGATAGTGCAGTAAATTCTGCATCTGTTTCTTCAACAACAACATTAACATCAGGGGCATCAGCTACAGCGACAGCTACATACTCATCTAGCACAGGTGATGTGGCATTTGCATTTGGTATTCCTACAGGAACAACAGGGCCTGCAGGTGCAAGTGGTGTATTCTCTGCTATAGCCACAAAGCTAGAGGCTGAGGCAGGTACAGAAAACACAAAGGGTATGACAGCCCTAAGAGTAAGTGAGGCTATTACTGCACAGGTGTCAGGTGTCACAGCAGTAGCTAGTAAATTCTTTGGAGTTAAAAGAACAGTAGATAGTGTGGGTAGAACCATATTAACACAAGAACATACCCTGGTAGGGGGTTCAGAGAACTTAAAGCTGTCTGATTATGACACATATTTCTTTGCCACAGGCTCTGTGGGTTTAACATTAGTGCCGATTAACGGCCATTTACTAATTAATTTACCATAATAGGAGGGTATTAAAGTGGCAACAGTAGATCTTGGAAAAATTAAATTTACATGGAGAGGCACATATGCCGACACAACAGTCTATGAGGCAGATGATGTTGTCTATGATGGAAGCTCCTCTTTCGTTTACATTGGAGGGGCAACACCTGCAGCTTATGCAGCATTAACAACGTACAATACAAACGATGTTGCTATAGGCTCTGACAGTAAAGTTTATCGATACATTAATTCTAGTGCTACAGCAGGCAATGATCCAACAAGTACATCAGGTTTTTGGGCAGTAAACCAACCTGGCACAACATCTCCTGCCACAACATTTTGGAACTTGATGGCAGATGGTACTAACCCTCTGACTACTCAGGGCGATGTGATGACACACGATGGAACTAATGCTGTTCGTTTAGCTAGAGGTTCATCAGGTTCAGTATTAAAAGTATCAGGTAGTGATTTAGTTTTTGGATCTGAGCAAGGATACACAGGTCATAAACATCTGTTGTCTAACTATGGTAAAAACCCTGCTAATCCTGCAGCATCAGTTGTATATGGAGATGCAGGTAAATATCCTTGGTTAGCAAATTACGCAAACAATTGGATACCTGAGTGTGGTTCACCAAACCCTGCTTGTGGCCCTGTTAAAAATTCAGACAAAGGTATTACTAACAATGGATATCGAGTAAATTGTTGGCTTAATGAAAACCATGAATTGGTTTCAGGTGGTGACGATGATTATCATTGGTTAGGTACATCATCAGCAGAGAAGCATGTTAAGAGTGTATGTAATAATATTTCTGCAGAGCATGGGGGAATGCGTGATGGAGATTACTTTGTAAGATTATGGATCTCATATGTTGGCAATGTAATCTTGTTAACCAAAGATGGCGATTTGTTCACAGCAGGCTACAATGCTTATGGTCAGCTTGGCACAGGTGGAACAACAGATAGATATATGTTAGCTAAGGTTTCTACTCTTGGGCCTGATGCTACTCATGGTGGTGTTTCATGTCAGATTGCAGGTTTCCATCATAGTAATGCAACCGATCAAGGTGCAGCTATTTATACATCATGCTATGCCATCGACACATCAGGTAGATTATTTGTTTGGGGTTATAATGGCTCAGGAAAACTAGGTATTGGTAATGCAACAAATCAATCTTATCCTGTATTAGCATCTGCTATTTCAAATGTTGTATCTGTTTCAGCAGGAATGCAGTCTGCTCATGCGATTACATCATCAGGAGATCTGTTTAGAACAGGTCATGATCAAAATAATATTAACCAGGGTTCAGCAGTAACAAGTTGGACTGACACAGCACAGAACAATGCTTATCAGGTTCTAAATAATGATGGGTATTATACAAGCTCAAATGCTTATGCATCTGCTCATTATCTAAATACGTCAGGTGAAATGTATGGAATTGGTGGTAATCCATATGGTCAGTTGGGCGATGGAACAACGGCACAGAAATCAGCATGGGTAAGGTGTGGTGGTTCACTAACATTTAGCTCATTCTATGCTGCAGGTAACTCATACTATAATATGTATTCAGCTTTGGGTGGAACACCTGGAGCAAGCAACAATGATTTTTATAATTGGGGTTACAATCCTGGTGGTCAGTTAGGTCAAGGGAATGCTACAGCCCTATCCACACCTACGCAGCCACAGACTACAAGCCTTTACAGTCACACTATAACATCAACGTCTAGTAATTCTGCTCCTACAAAGACAGACATAGCTGTACCTGTGAACGACATACATCATGTGTATCCATTGCAGGGCATTTCAGGAGAGTCATATTTTTGCAATATGATTGAAGATCAATATGGTAGGATTTGGAAAGCAGGCTATGGTGACAATGTAGACAATCAAGAAAATCAGAGTACCACTACATCACATCAAAACTATTTCTTAGTACCATCACCTTTCAATGCAACAGGAACCATTTCAGGTACTCATTGGGCAGGCAAAAGTGTGGTAACAATCCACGACATCTACCATACAGGTAACGACTATGGAGGTGAGGGATGTCTCATCATGGTCACATCAGATGGTCGTGTTTGGGCTATGGGTTACAATGGTCAAGGTCAGCTTGGTGGTGGTGACGGCTCATTCGTTGGACAATGGATGCAATTAACACCTTAATAGGAGGGGTAAAATATTATGGCGAAAAAATTATACAAATGGACAGGCACATTAACAGAGCCTGATAGCTACGACAGTACGATTGCACCACCTGCTTGGTATGGAAATAACCTGGCATATCTTGACACAAAATTTGCTGCTCTGTGTACATCAGATAATGATGACCTAGCTGCTACAACATCAGCCGATGATAAAAATTGGGTAAAGACAAGTAGCAAACAAGCAAGACGTATTCGCAAAGAATGTCAAAAGGCAATAAGAAAAGAGTATGCAATTGAAGATGAATTAGAAGCATTGAGGACAGATGATAGCACAGTTAAAACTGCCATTGCCAACATCGTTGCTGTATACACAGCACAGCTATCGGCATTGGTTGGAGACTAACAATGACAGGAAGAGGCAGACCAAAAAAGACTGTCGCAAATCCGATGGATGATATCATCACTAAGTTAGTGAGGATGGAAACCAAGCTAGAGCATATCCAAAAGGTTACGGATGAACAGGCTTCTGACATCAGGGATCTGAGGCAACAAGTTGCGATGGGCAAAGGAGGCTTGAGGGTATTGCTATGGGTGGGTGGTATCGTTGGTGGACTGATTGCAGCTTGGACAGCATTTATAGAATTTTTTAAATAGGAGGTAAGTAATGGTACATTTGTATAAGTTAAATCCAAAGTTAAAACCTAAAGGAAAACCTGAAGGCAAGACACAGGACAAACAAACTACAAAGAAGCCAAAAAAATCTAAATGATTTTGAGGTGGATGCATGATCGAATATGTAGCAGCAGCAAATGCAGCTTACAAAATAATAAAAACTGCTGTGCAAAATGGGAGAGAACTTACCTCTGTGGGAAAAGCCATAGGGGATTTTACTTTAGCACAGGACAAGCTACGCAGTCAGGGTCATGCTAAGAAGAACAGCATTTGGTCTGCCTTCAAAGGCACCAAAGATGAGAATACAATTGAAGAGTTTATGGCTCTTGAAAAAATTAGGGAGCAAGAAGAAGAATTAAAAAAGCTAATGATATATGTAGGTAGACCAGGGCTTCACCAGGACTATGTTAGATTTTGTGTCGAGGCCAGGAAGAACAAACAGAAAGCTGAGGCTGACAGGAAAAAACAGATAGCAGACTTTTGGAAAAGTTGCGAAGAAATTTTTTTATGGTTTGGCATAATGTTAATCGTTGGATGCATAACTGTATTCTTTGTTTGGTTATCGATGAAGCAGGGATGGATAAGTTAATGCCTAAGAAGCTAGAAGAAAAATCTATATATGCAGGGTACGACACAGATGGTGATGGTGTCGTTACAGATGCAGAATTTAAAAAAGCAAAAGACATTAAGCAGACTGAGGATGAGTTGCGAAAGCACCTGGCTCAGTTACGCATGGCAAGGTACACATTGATATCGATGGGTGCCTTTACTCTTGCTATGTTCTTTGTTGAGCTAGAAAGAGTTGAAGCCTTAGCAGACATTAGCAATCTATTTTATCTGACAGGTGGTGGCATTGTTGTTGGGTATATGGGTGTGACTAGTTGGGCAGGGAAAAAGTAATGGCTAATAAATTAAATGAAGGCAGCGAATTTACTATCCCATTAAAAAATTTAATCAGCCTTATTGCATTTGTTGGTCTGTCGGTGTGGGGATATTTTGCTATCACAGAAAGGCTTGCATTCCTTGAACACACACAAGAAATGATGATCGAAGAGATAGAAGAAAACGACACATGGATTGACGAATGGAAACCACCTGCTGCAGTTGAGCTTAACATACAGAGGGTGCGTGAACTTGAGCTACGCATTGTTGTATTAGAACATAAGTTAAATATTAAATAGGAGGAGATATGTTACCAATACTAAGTAGTTTGATAGGGCCTGTTACAGGGCTGCTTGATAAATTCATAGAGGACAAGGATGCTAAGAATGCCTTGGCTCATGAGATAAGCACGATGGCTGCCAAGCAGGGGCATGAACTAGCTCTTGCTCAGATAGAGGTACTCAAGGCAGATGCAAAAGGCAATTGGTTTCAGTCATCTTGGAGGCCATTGATTGGTTGGATATGTGGTCTGAGCCTTGGCATAAATTACATGGTATCACCTATTGCTCATGGCTTTGGTATCACTATTCCCCAGGCAGATATGTCTGTGATGATGCCGTTGATGTTTGGTATGTTGGGGATTGGTGGAATGCGTAGCTTTGACAAGGCAAAGAATACAGATACAAAGGGAAAGGAAATCAAATGAGCCTATATGAAAACATGAACAAGCGAAAGAAGGCAGGCACCTCTCGCACCAAAAAGAAAAGCACGATCAGCCCAAAGGCATATGCAAATATGAAGGCAGGCTTTCCTAAGAGTAAGAAAAAGAAACGTACTAAAATGTCGGAGATGGTCTAATGGCAGTACAAGATAACGATGCATTTAAAAAGATGATGTCTTTTATGTTTAAGCCTAGTGCCTCAGGTGCTAAAGAAATGAAAGGTGTCCTGAAGAAACATGGCAAGCCTGTTCGTGGTGCCAAGACTAAGGCAAGACGTAATCGTAGGATGTCAAGTATGGTGGGGCAAAGCTAATGTTTACATTAAGTGATAGAAGCAAGAGCAGGCTTGAAGGTATAGAGCCTAAGCTGATTGCTTTGACTGAGCTTGCTATAGATTATACTAAGATAGATTTCGGTGTGACCTGTGGCATGAGGACAGTTGCTGAACAGCAGGAGCTTGTTGATAGTGGTGCATCTCAGACTATGGATAGCAAACATATATCAGGACAGGCTGTTGATGTAGTAGCTTACATTGGATCTAGGATTACATGGGAATTAAATGTCTATGATGACATAGCTGATGCATTCAAGATTGCTGCCATTGAAACTGACACACCTATTCGTTGGGGTGCAGCTTGGCACATCCCTGACATCAGGGAATGGGGAGGCACAATGGAAGAAGCTATGAATGCCTATGTCGATTTAAGACGAAGGCAGGGTCGTAGACCTTTCATCGATGCTCCCCACTTTGAGCTAGGGTAGGATAGCAATACCTCTTGGCGATGCTACTTCTTTAAGTATCCATCCTTTACGTTTCAAGCATTCCAATATCCTCTGCACATTAGATGGTGCTGAAGATTTTTTGATAACTTGATGCCCATCGATCTTGCCTTTGCAGATCTCACGAACAGTTGGATAGACACCATACTCTTTATGATATTGTTTCAGGAACTGAAGCACCAAAGCCTGCTTAGGTGTTAGCCCTATTCTAGGTAGTGCTTCCATCTTTAGCCTCCTCTTCTTTAGCCTGCATCGACAGGTGCTTGTTCATGTTTAATCGTTTTTCTTTTAGCTCAGGAATGACTGCAGCAACATTGCCAATTGTCTTGCCTTCTCCATCCACTTTATTATGTGGACTGTCTTTATCCATTTGTTCCAACAGATCCATAACTGCCAGGTTAGCTTCCTCTAACTCCTTCAGCTTATGCCTACGTTCTGCTGCAGGCAGGGAACAGTTAGCCATCCCAAGCTGTAGCTCTGCATATCTGTGAACCCAATCATCTCCAAAGTTATATCCCTCAGGTTTATCCACACCAGGTATATGCAGATAGAATAGCTCATCAGCATCATCAGGCATCTCTTCCTGTTCATCCTTACCAGGCTCCTCAGAGCTTTGCTGAATGCGTTCCATTAACTCTTGGGTAGTCTTGGCACCTGACAAACTAGGTGCCTGCTCTGTGCCTTCCTTGGGAGTTATATCAACAGGCTGAGTAGGAAAGTCTTGAGCTTCCTCTGCTGTGATCAGACCTTTGATTGCATCAGGGAAAGCATCTCGTATAGCAAAGCCTCTTGCTCTAAGCTGAAGCATTCTCTTTGGGTACTGTTGCCAAGGGCCTTGCTTGTTCCATAGCCTAGCCTTCTCTGCATCCTGCTTGCTGAAGGTAGCCCTGGTTAATTCTTCTTTGCCGTTAGGTAACAGCCTAACCATCTCACACACAGCAGTATCACCTTCCATAGTTTCCTTGCATCCACCAAAATTCTTATGGCCTTTGACCAGGGCAAGTAAGCTATCTCCCCACAAGCTAGGTCTGCCATTGATGACTGCGATATTCTGAAGAGCCTGCATTGGTGCAAGCCCTATCTCATATCCCCATTGCACAGCCACCAGGATATTGGCAGGCTTGCCTTGGAAATCTTTTGGCACAAGCCCTGACTTACTTAGTGTAAGTGCAAAGTCCTTTGCCTCAGCTAGATTAGTAGGCTCTAGCATTTGCCTTTGTATTTGTTTACTCATCAGTTGATACCTCCTTTATATTAAACGTAGTTGTCTCAACAAACTCACCTTCAACAGGCACCATTTGTTTCTTTGGTTTCTTGGTTGTTATACATTTGACTGTGAATGTTTCAGACTTAATCACATCTGCATCGATGCTATCCATATGCATAATGATTTGATCCTTCAGTCCATCCTTAATCTTGGTGGCTTGCCTTGCCTCAGATGATGCAGCCTGATACGCAGAGCATAGACTATCCAGGTCAAAGTTTTTCCTGTCATCTTTAGATAGCTCAACCACCTTTAAGCCTTTAGCCTCAGCCTCATCAGGTAGAGGTGGGTAGTCTCCATCATCCTCAACAAGTTGCCAAAATTCTTTAGCCTTATCCTTGATGGTCTGTACTAACAGGTCATCACGATGGAATGGATACAGTTTAAGCTGACCTTTTTGGTTCATGCATACTACCAATGCCCAAGGCAGGCCTGTTGTTATCATCTGTTGATGAACCTGTATCATCCACATTGGCTTGCATACATCCTTGTGGTAGAAATCTGTTTTGATTTCCACGATACCTTTGCCAAAGAATATTGTTGGCTCTTCACCATCACTACCAATGACAAGCTCTAGTCCTGCAGGGATCTCTAGTATCCTATCGACAGAACTACCAAGCCCATGCTCCTTATCATAGAATGCATTCTTAGGTTCCCATAATTTTACGTTAGGGATATCTTCCTTAATACTTTCTAAGAACCAAGCAGCTACACCATGCTCCAGGTGTGTGCCTCGCATCAGAGCTTGCTTACTAAATCGCTTGGTGTCTAATGTTTCGACACCTGCCCTGGCTCTCTTGTGTTCTTCAAGAACAGATTGATTTGTATTACCATAGTCATCGACACCTAATACAACAGGTGCAGTTTCTGATGAGCCTAATTCCCATCCTGTCTTAGTTAGCTTTGGCATTTGTTACCTCCTCAATACCAACATAGCTGTAGTAACAGCTATCAATTAAAGCACAGCCTATCCATGAACCTGCCCACAGCATCACGCAGAACAGTAACACGCAGATAAACTCTGCCAGGAATATCCATCTTTCTTTGACAGACATATCTCTTAGAAAATTAATTAACTCCATCATGCAGCCCTCCTTAATAAGTTAGACACAGTTGATGCATACCAATCGCCACCTCTTGCAGTCTTGATACCTCTGTCGTTTAGCTCGACTGCAATATCTTTAAGGCTCTTGCCTGTTGACTGTAGGCTTTGAACCAATGGCAGATTGTTAGCTGCAAAGCTATCAGCCTTGGCTCTGATCTTAGCATTGCCCAGGTCACTAGCTTTCTTACAGCCATTGCCTAAGCTGTATATCTTTTGACCTGCCTTGCTGATAAAGAAACCATTGGCCTGGATCTCTGCCTTCTGTCTAGCATGGGCAGCCTTTGTTCTTTGTGAGATCTTCAGGCTTTCCATCTGTTGTATCGTAAAGAAGATACCTGCTGTGTCAGGCTCTAGGTTTGGGTAGTCCAGGGCAATCATCTTTTGTTTACCTGATAACACATTGTCTCTGTACCAGGTGCTTACCTCAGCTAGATCCCTGCCAAACCTGGACAGGTTAGCTGCTACGATTGGGCAGCCTAGTTTCTTAGCTAACTTAGTTGCCTTGATAAACTCAGGTCTGTCTGCGTTAGGTGTGCTGCCTGACAGTACCTCATTGAACCAATGGATCTGACAGTTAGGGAAAGCTATCTCAACCTGGTGATGTTGGTTAACTACATCCTGTTTGTCTGTACTGACACGAGCTATCGCTACTATTTCTTTATACATAATTTCCTCCTGTTCTTTTCATGTACTGTAACAGTATCATGTCTTGTTCTGATTTGCAAATAGGGAAATAAAAAAGATGCAGACTGCGAGGAGATGTCACAGCCTGCACCAAGTTGGTGGTGCAAGGGAGGAGGTATGAACATGACCAACACCACCACCACCACCTTATACTTTTTTCAATTCGTAGGCGAGAGCTATGTATCCAATGGCATCCAGGTAGTTATCCTTGTTCGATGGATTAGATCTCCACCTCTCAATCTTTAACTCAGCCAACAACATGCAGACCTGGGTAGGTGACAGGTTCCATCTATCACCTAGTATCTTGAAGGTGTCATGAGGTGAGCCATGCTCTACCTCTCTTGCCTCTAATGTTTTGATTGCCTCCTGCAATATGTCTACTCTTAGCATGGTCTGTCATCCTCTGTTATGTACTGACAATATCCATCAGTCCATTTGACCAGGGCTGACTGTTGCTTGCCTATTACCAGGGCATTGGTGATACATCTCTTCATCGTATTAACAACGGCCTCTGTTTCTACATCGACACATACCTCAACAACAGTTGTGTCGATTTCTGTTTTGTTTTCCCAGGCACCTTTGGCTTGGTGATAGGTACATCCACCGAAGTGGATGACCATATCTGAAACGAACCTCTTAGCATTAGCTGTATGATTGCTGTTGCTAGGCATGTAGACTGTGATCATACGCATACTGCGTACCTCTCAGCAGTCTCTTTATCCAGGTGCTTCTCTTCTTTAAGCACAGCCCATACTGCAGCCTGCTTGCTGTAGTACATGCAGTTAACTACATTACCTGCAATGCCCTGGCTCTTAGCTGCAACCATGCAATTCTCTATCTTATCTTTGCAGATGTTGGGGCCTGACAATCTTGCTAGTGAGATCCAACCATCTGCTAGTTTAAGATTAGGGAAGTTATTCATGTGAACCATGATTGGCTCTTGCACTATTGAAGATGGGAAGCTGACTGTCGCATCGATGCTGACAGATATAATCTTGTTGGCATCATCCTTGGTTACACGAACAGAAAATTCTACATCGCTGTATGGATTTTTAACTGCGTAGTTTTTCTGCTTATAGCCGTCTGCTCTGACGTAGCAGTTAGTTGAGTAAATGTTTTCCATTGTCTTTCCTCCTGGTTGGGAGACAGCCTAAGCTGCCTCCTGGTTTGCTACCTCAGCAGTTGGGTTAAGAAACTCAACAGCCTGGTTAGCTTTGGTGAATGCTGAGAAGATAGCTTTAGGATTATCCTTGATAGCCTTCTTCCAATTGTTAAGGTACTTGGCATGGTCTGCTCTTGGTGCAGGGCTAACACCTGTAACGACTGACAGGATAGCAGCACCTGTCTCAGCGACTAGCTCCTCGAATGCATACTCAGAGTTACCAAAGAATGCATTACTCTTGAGCCTGTCTAGTCTTGAGGTATGTCCTGACCAATGAACAAGCTCATGTAGCAGAGTAGAATAGTATGCCTCTTCTGCTGTGCTTGTATCTGTACCTGTGTAATCTTCTTTGGCAGGCATTGCGATATGGTCAGGGCCAGGTGCATAATGTGCAGAGGCACCACCATGTTTGATGACTGCACCTGTTGCAGATACTAATGCATCAACAGCCTGGTTGTTAAACTCAACAGGCTCAGGCTTCACGATAGCAGGGCTGTCGTATCCTTCAACCTGCTGTGCATTGAATACCTTGTATGCTTTCAGCATCCATATGTTCTTGGTTTTCTTATTGCCGTTATCATCCTTTAGGATTTTACCTGATGCATCCTTCTGATCAATCTTGATAGGCTTCCAAAAGAAAATGTCTGTTGCCTTAGATCCTTTGATGATCGATGCACCTTTGCCTGACCATTGCTTGAACGTAGCCCACTCATTAGTTGAGTAACCTGCAGAGTAAGCAACCATACCTAACCAAAATGAATTGATACCCTGGTATGCTTTCTTAGATACAACATTGAATGGCTGACCTGATGCGATGGTAGACAACCAAGGCTTCTGCCAATTGGTGCCATGCTCTTCCATCAGGGCCAAGATTTCTGTTGATACTTTTGCGATGATTTCTTTTTGAGTAGTCATAATAATTTATCTCCTAATTTAAAGTTTAAAGTTACGTTTGATTTCGCCAACGCAATCCATGATGAAGATGCACCAACCTACTATGCCAATGCTTGAACCTACCAAGAGGATTGTGAAAATTGTGTCAGCCATTTGTTGTCTCCCATTTGTTATCGTCATGTTCTGTATTGATAGATATTCTTTATCTGATATATTGTCAAGCAATCATATCAATATTTTTATGATATTAATTTATGAACAGGAGAAAAGTGTTGGAAAACCTAGAGTTACAGACTGAAAAAAAATCTGCTGATGATGGGTTAGTTGCCATGTATGTACGCATCGATGCGACATTGAAGGTGCAGTTGGAGCAGGCTGCCAAGCAGGAGAGAAGGAGCTTGGCTAGTTATGTTGAACAGCAATTGCGTACAGGTTTACTAACCAGGAAGAGTGACTGTGCGTAAGCCATCCAAGTACAAGAATAAAAGATACAAGTTGGATGGGCATAACTTTATGAGTAAAGCAGAGGCAGCTTACTATTCGTATCACCTGAAGCCACAGTTGGATGATGGAAGGATATCGGATTTAGAATTTCAACCAAGGATTAAATGTATAGTAGGAGGAGTATTAGTATGCACATATATAGCAGACTTTCGTTACCAAGATCTGAACCAAGAGAAGATAGTGATAGAGGTGAAGGGATACGAGACAGACATCTACAAGCTGAAGATGAAACTAGTCAAAGCCCTGCATCCACAGTTGAAGATCTTAGTGATCTACAGCAAACAGTTAAGTGCAGAGATATCATCATTGCTGCCTCAAGAATAAGTGAGGTAAGCACAGCAGACATACTATCTGCCAGGAGAATGAAGCATATCACCTTGGTCAGGCATATAGTCTACAAGCTGACATACGAGCTATGTCCATACAGCTTTCCACAGATGGGCAGGATGCTGAACAGGGATCACACGACAATCATCTCAGGCATCAAAGGTATCGACATCAAGATCATGCACAACAAATACATCAGGGATCTATACGATAAGATCCTGGCAGAGGTGCTAGGTTGAAGAAGAGTAAGCTAACACCTGACATTGTAAGAGATGCACCTAAGGCATCAGGTGGCAGCTTCCAATGTCCAGGGCCTCATATGATTATGCCTGCCAGGGCATATGGTGATAACAGGTTCAATCAATTCCCTATGACATTCAGAGCATTCAGTATCTGTTGCAGCCATGCCAACAGTTGGACAGGTGTATTCTTTCCTAACCAATTGTACATAGCCCAGGTCTTAGAGTGTAGTCAGCAGGCAGTCTCACAGCATATGCGTAAGCTAGTAGATTATGGATACATTCATAAGCTGAGGAACGCAGACATTCGCAGAACCTATGGCAAGAAGGGAGCCTTGTGGAGAGTGATATACGATCCATCCAAGAGCCTGGAGGATTGCATCAGTATGCAGCCTGCACAAGATAGAGATCCTGAGATGGAGAAGGAGATTGCCAAGCATACTCTTAACGTCATGGCATCAGGTGCTAAAGGCAGCAGGAAGGGAAGAGCTATGCAGGCTTTAAGTAATGCACAGCCTGTGGATAACAATAAGGAATACAAGACACAGCTTGTACAAGGTACAGATAGTAATGCTGTAATAGATGATACAGATAACAAGGTAGGGCTTGTACTAGATAACAAGGCACAGCTAGTAAATAACTCCATTAACTTAACTAATATAAATACTAGTAAGGATATAAAAGAAATTGATTGTAGGAAGTTGTGTAACGAGTATGCACGATTGATACAAGCAACCTATGGAAAGCCTTGGAGCTATGACATGAGACAGATGCAATACGCATCAGACATCCTTAGAGCCATGAGCCTGGAGGCATTCATTGTAGATGCAGCAGGTGTAATAGAATGGAAGAAGCAGAAGAACCAACAGCCACCATATTCATTGCAATACTTTATAAGCAGGAAGGTCAGTCAGCACAAAGCTAAGACAGGCAAGGATGCTATGGATATTGTAAGGCAGATGAGTAACAAGATGAGGATCAAGTGATACAAATCTCAAAGGAACCATTAGGATTTGTACGTCAGGAAACAATGATTGCCTGCGTACAGGATTTACAGCGAGGAAAAAGCTCTGTGCCTGGCTGTAGAAAAGGATTACAGAGCAAAACCGACCCTTTGGGGGGGCTGCCTGCGTATATCGTATGGGGGGTTACCTCAAAATATTTTAGGGTTTCTGTTAAAACCATTAAACAAAAGGAAAGAAAATGAAACTATATGATATCGTTCAAGCAAAAGAAGGTACTGAGATGGACAGCAGTACAAACGAACCTAAAACCACATGGGTTAATCATGGTATTGCCTTTGAAAAGGAAGGTAAGAACCTACGATTAAAGCTAAATAGCCTACCTATTGCCGATAAGAATGGCGAGGTATGGCTTAATCTCTTTGAAAAGAAGCCTAAGGATGCTGTTGTTGAGCCTATCTCAGGCAGAAATGAGTATGAAGAGCAGTCAAGAGGTGGCTCAGATCCCTGGGGAGGTGGCAGATAATGAAAAAGAAAAAGGTAACTAAACTATGGCAGGGCAAGTATGTGTCTGTCAGAGACTATGAGGTAGTTGATGCTATCAAGAAAGGGGGGCTGAGGATCACACATAACGATGATGTGATGGATCTGAACCCTGAGGAGCTAAAATCCCTCCAACCTAGCTCTAAGAGCTTCCAAAGCCGTTTTAAGGGTACATATAAGCTGATCGACATTACCTTTAAGCCGTTGACTGAAGATCCTAACCAACAAAGGATGTTCTGATGGCTAAGAGACAGGTGCCTCCTGTAGGCAAATTCGGTGGCATTGGGCAAATAAGCAAGAGATTGCGTGGCTCACAGATCATTTATGATAATCGTGATGGGTTGGCTATGACTATGTTGGGCATTGCAAACGCAAACGTAACTGATGTCATGGAATGGGAAGGCACCTCTCTCACAGTCAAAGATGTTAAAGATATTCCTGACCATGCCTTGGCAGCTATCAAGAAAATCAAGATTACTCCTACTGAGAAGGGTGAGATTGTAGAGGTAGAGATGGTTGATAAGGTCAGGATGTTCCAATTGCTTGCTAAATCTGCAGGGCTGCTCGACACAGAAAAGAATGCAGAGAAGCCTGCAGTAGTTAATATTGAAATGGTCATGCCTGAGGAGGATAAAAAAGATGGCGAATGAAAAACCCCAGGTTACTAAGCTAGACTTTAGCTCTTCTCCTGTTGTGGCTAAATTTATGAGGTCAAAAGGTTTCGTGAGAGGACTGATGGGGCCTGTTGGTAGTGGCAAAAGCTATGCTTGTTGTGCAGAGCTTTGGCGAAGGGCAGTAGAGCAAAAGCCCTCTCCCAAGGATGGTATCAAATATAGTCGGTTTGCGATAGTACGAAATACACATCCTATGTTGAGGACAACCACACTAAAGACTTGGCTTGAATTAATGCCTGAGCATATATGGGGGCAAGTTAAGTATGCTCCTCCAATCACTCATCACATTAAGTTGCCTAGTCGAGGTGATGCTGCAGGTATTGATATGGAGGTTATCTTCCTGGCCCTGGATGATCCTAAAGATGTAAGAAAATTATTGTCTCTTGAGCTAACAGGAGCTTGGGTTAATGAGTGTCGAGAGCTACCTAAGGCTGTGATTGATGGTCTGACCCATAGATGTGGTAGATATCCTACTCAAGCTCATGGAGGCCCAACATGGCATGGCATCATACTTGATACCAATCCCTGTGACAGCGATCATTGGTATTATAATTTGGCTGAAGGCTCCGAAAGACCTACAGGCAAATATGCCTGGGAGTTTTTTAAACAGCAAGGTGGTGTCCTGGAGGTAGACACAGAAGAGGTTCCTGAAGATATGCCTGAGGCTAATGGTTTTATCCAGGCTTGTGGTAAATGGTGGCGAACAAATCCTAAAGCTGAAAACCTGAGGAACCTACCTAATGGATACTATGACCAATTGCTTGGAGGTAAGCAGTTAGATTGGATACGTTGTTATGCTGAAGGAAAGTATACCTATGTCCAAGAAGGCAATCCTGTGTGGCCTGAGTATAACGATGCATTGATGGCTACTGACTTGGAGTTTGACCCAAGACTGCCTGTTCAAGTTGGGTTGGACTTTGGACTAACACCTGCTGCTGTCTTTGCACAGCGAATGCAGAATGGAGTTTGGCATATCCTTCATGAGCTAGTGACATTTGACATGGGTCTTAATAGATTTGTTGGAATGCTCAAGGAAGATATGGGTATCCACTTTCCTAATGGTCAGTTTCAAATATGGGGTGACCCTGCAGGTCAACAGAGAGATCAGATTTATGAGACTACAGCCTTTGACCATATGAGAACGATGGACATGGTGGCAAGACCAACAGCAACAAACGATTTTAAAGTTAGGCGAGAAGCAATGGCTATCCCTATGACTAGGCTGATTGAAGGCAAGCCAGGTTTCCTTATAGATAAAAAATGCCATAGGCTCAGAAAATCTCTTGGTGGTGGTTACCATTTCAAAAGAGTGAGCATGGGAGCAGGGCAAGAAAGATATAGGTCTACACCAAACAAGAATGAGCATTCTCACATTGGTGATGCAGGAGGTTACTGCTTATTGGGTGGTGGAGAACACAAAGCTATGACTACTCGTAAAGGCATGGCAAACAAACCAACCCAAGCAAAGGTGTTAGATTTCGATGTTTTCTCCTGAGGAATTAAATATTGTCATGAGGTTAAACTACCCTAGACAAAGGGCAGTTAGATGGCTTCCTGTTCATTTAGATCTGATTACACTAAATGAATTTGATGCTGAGAACATTGAGATGTATAGAGAAAATCTTATAAGGGTTCAGCACACAGGCTTATGCTTTTCTGTTTTTGACAAAGAAAAAATATATGCAATTTTTGGGTTGTGGGAATTGTGGCCTGGAGTTTGTGAATGTTTTTTAATTCCTAGTGCCGATATTGGTAAAAAAGTTCACAGATTTCACAGGGCTTCATTACTGTTTTTTGACCATGCTGTAAACAAAATGGATATAAAAAGGTTACAAATAGTGGTTCGTTCTGATAATGTTCTAGCTGTGGAATGGGCAGAAAGATGTTACTTTATTAAAGAAGGTCTAATGAAAAATTGGTCACCTCAGTTGGTCGATAGTTTTATTATGGCAAGAATTGAAAATTAATAAGGAGAATTATTTTATGGGTGGTTTATTTTCTTCACCGAAAGCTCCTCCACCACCTGATACTTCAGAAGAAGATGCAAGACGTAAAGCATCTTTAGAAGCTCAGGAGGCAAAGGAACGCAAGAGTTTAGTATCAAGACGTAGAGCCAAACAAACAGGTGGGCCTAGAGCTTTGATGACACAAACAAGAGTGGCATCTGCAGTAGGTAACCAAGACCAATTTGGTGAAAACATGGATCTTGGTGGTCAACAAAAAGCAGGAAGAAACCCAAGGTCGGTTGGATGATATGCCTCGATATAAATACATTCGCAATCCAAAACACATAGCAGAAGGGGGGTCTGATGTACAAGATGAACGCAACAGCAGCGAAGAAGCCGAAGAGCAAGGATCAGAAACAAACGATGCTGAAGAAGGCGATGGCTAAAAAGTATGGCAAAAAAACCACAGCAAAAACCAAAGATGAAAACAGCCAAGGCTTATAAGGCATGGTTGCTAAAAAACATCAAAACCCTGAAGGTGGACTTAACCAAAAAGGTAGAGATCACATCAACAAAACTACAGGGTCTAATCTTAAAGCACCACTTAAAAGTGGTACTGATCCTCGTAGGATTAGTTTTGCTGCTAGGATGGCAGGTGTTCCAGGGCCGATGAAAGATGAGAAGGGTAAACCTACTCGCAAAGCATTGGCATTAAAAGCATGGGGGTTTGGATCTGTAGGAGCAGCTAAAACATTTGCACAAAATAATAAGGCGAAAGCATAAATGGCATTATCAGTAGAAGAAATTAAAAAAAGATATAAAAAAGCATCTACTCGTAAAGAGCAATGGAGAGCCATCTACGAAGAGGCTTATGAATATTGCTTGCCAATGCGTAACCTATATGATGGCTACTACGGCACAGACACTCCTGGTCAAAACAAAATGAAGAGAGTGTTCGATAGTACAGCTATTCACTCCACAGCAAGATTTGCTAATAGAATACAGTCTGCCTTGTTTCCTCCCCAACAATCATGGTGCAGACTAACACCAGGATCTGATGTACCTCCTGAGAAAAAGGTAGAGGCACAACAGGTCTTGGACTTATATGGTGAGAAAATGTTCGCTGTCATGCGACAGTCAGGGTTTGACCTGGCTATGGGCGAATTTCTCCTAGACCTTGCAGTTGGTACAGCAGTAATGCTTATCCAAAAAGGTGATGAGATCCAACCTATCAGGTACACAGCCGTACCAATGTTTACTATTGCGTTTGATGATGGGCCTAATGGCAAGCCAAGTTACATATATCGTAAGATTAAAAGACCATTTGAGGTTCTGCAAACAGAGTTTCCTGACATTACCATTCCAAATGAGGTTTCACAAAAATTCACAGAGAGGCCTACAGACACAATAGAGCTTCTTGAAGCTACATATCTAAACGATAAAGGTTCTGTAGATTACTGCTTGGTTACTATGGAAGGTAATCATAAGTTATTACACAAAGAATTGAAGAGTATGCCTTGGGTAGTAAGCAGGTATATGCTTGCACCATCAGAAATTTATGGAAGAGGGCCTTGTTTATACGCATTGCCTGATATTAAAACTCTTAACAAGGTGGTAGAGCTTACACTAAAGAATGCAAGCCTATCTATTGGTGGTGTGTTTACTGCTGTCGATGATGGTGTCTTAAACCCACAAGCTATATCAATTGTACCTGGTGCAGTTATTGGTGTTTCATCTAATGGTGGGCCTAGAGGCCCTAGTCTACAGGCATTGCCTCGTAGTGGTGATGTAAATTTATCACAGATTATTGCAGGTGACTTAAAGGCTAACATTAAAAAGACCTTGTTGGATGAAAGTTTACCACCTGACAATATGTCTGCTCGTTCTGCTACAGAAATTGTAGAACGAATGAAAGAGCTTTCTCAAAATCTAGGTTCTGCCTTTGGTCGTTTGATTAACGAGACTATGCATCCTATTGTTCGTAGGACATTAGAGTTAATGGATGAAGAGGGAATGATTGATTTACCACTAAAGGTAAATGGTTTACAGGTTCAGATAGCTCCTATGTCTCCACTAGCAATGGCAGGAAACATGGAGAAGGTAGGAAACATCCTTCAATTCTTACAGATATCACAGAGCTTGGGTCAAGCAGGTATGATGTTAATTAAGCCTGAAGCAGTTGGCGATTATATCTTAGACAATCTAAACATAGATGCATCATTAAGAACCACACCTGAGGAACGACAAGCAATCATAGAGCAAGCACAGGCTATGGCACAAGCACAGGCTGAAGCCCAACAGCAAATGATGGCACAACAACAAGGTGGACAAGCCCCTCAACAACAAATGATGGAGGGTGAGCAACCACCTGCAGAGGAGGCACAACCACTTGGCTAGTCAAGCAGATAAAATTAGAGATATTAATACTCCTGGATGGGATGGTTTAGATACAGCTACTGTACATCCTATAAGAGGAGTGGATACAGACATGCAATTGAGTTTGGATGTTGCGTTTAGAAAGACGTTCCAAACTGAAGAAGGCAAAAAAGTATTGGCACATTTAGTGGCAATAACAATTGATCAACCTGCGTGGATACCTGGGGCAGACACTAGCTTTGGTTATGCTAGGGAAGGTCAAAATTCAATCATAAGAGAAATACAACAACGTATTAGGAGGGCAAATGAGCCAAGCGAATGAAGCACAGGCTGCTGTGGAGACAGAAGAACAGCAACAACCTGAGCCACAATCACTAATGGAAGCTGCACGAAATGAGGTTTCACATGAAACAAATGACGAGGCAGATCAAAATCAATCTATTCCTCACATGGATAATGGCGAGGATAAAGACGAAGAAAGCTATGAGAGGCCTGAATGGTTTCCTGAAAAGTTTTGGGCTAAGGATGGGCCTGACCTTGAAAAAATGGCAAACAGCTATACAGGGTTGGAAAAGAAACTAAGCCAAAACACAAAAGCTCCTGAGACATACGAGCTTGGGGTTCTAACTGAAGCAGGATTAGATACATCAGACCCTATCGTAGACTACTATCAAGGTTGGGCAAAAGAGAATGGTGTTAGCCAGGATGCATTTAATGACCTTGCATCTAAATTTATTGATGGTCAGGTTTTGTCTACACAAGAGACACAGCAAAGCATCGAAGCTGAGAAGAAAATACTAGGTGCAAATGCTGATGAGATTATCAAAAGCAACCTTGTTTGGGCTGATAGCCTATTAGATAAAGGTTCTATCTCTAAAGAAGAGCATGAAGAGATTGATGTTTGGGGTGGCACAGCAGCAGGAGCAAGGCTTTTGCAAAAGGTTCGTGCTATGACAGGTGAGAATGTAAGCATTCCATTGGTAACCGAACATCAGAATACTGTTTCAGAAGATGAATTTAGAGAAGATGTTCAGAAACTAATGTCAGATCCACGATATGGGGTGGATGCTGCCTACACAAGAGGTGTAGAAAACAAGTTTAAGGAAAGGTTCCGTTAGTAAAATAATGCTTTACAAGATGGAGCTTGTGATATAATAATTATATTTGATTGATAACTGTGACCATAACAGCCAATCTGACTACAGATAATTCTGTCGTTAGCCTAGTCGTAAACTAGGAGGTTACAGCCCAAGACTTACTTGGATAACTGTTGCGATTTTATTAATTGTAATGCTTAACTAAGGAGGTCGTAATGACTACACAAGCAAATCTATCTCCTGCATTCGTACAGCTATTTGAAGCAGAAGTGCATCAGGCCTATCAAGCCTCTGCCGTTCTGACAGGTGCTGCTCGTATGCGTACAGGAGTGGTTGGTTCTACTGTGAACTTTCCAAAGGTAGGTAAAGGACAGGCTTCTGTTCGTACTCCTGCCTCCGATGTCGTGCCGTTAAATACATCTTTCTCATCTGTATCTTGTACTCTAACTGATTACTATGCTGCAGAATATAGTGACATCTTCTTACAACAGAAGATTAACTTTGATGAAAGACGAGAGTTGGCTCAAGTTGTCGGAAACGCAATTGGTCGAAGGCAAGATCAAATCTTGTTGGATGCCCTAGCTACTGCAACAGCAGGAACTACTGTGGCTAACACAGTTGTGACTACAGGTTCAGCAGCAGCATCAGACCTAAACATGGGTAAATTGATTGCAACCAAAAAAGCATTGGATGCAAAAAACGTACCTGCTGAAAATCGTCATATCATTATTCATGCCAATAACTTGGCTGCGTTACTAGGTGATGAACGAGCAATCTCAAGTGATTACCAAAACATCCAGGCATTAGTGTCAGGGCAGATTGGTACTATCTTGAATATGCGTGTTCATGTTCTAGGTGATCGTGATGAGGGTGGTCTAGCAATCGATGGTTCGAGTGATCGTACCTGTTTTGCTTTCCATCAGTCAGCATTGGGTTGTGCCGTGGGTATGCCACCAAGCACAGAAATTAACTATATTGCAGAAAAAACATCATTCCTGGTCACAGGAAAACTAAGCATGGGTTCAGTTGTTATTGATACCGATGGTCTAGTCGATGTTACCTGCAGAGAAGCATAAGGAGGTTTACTATGGCTTTTGCTCGTACAGGATGGAATCCAATTGGAGGACAATCCAAAAAAGGTACTGCACCACAAATGTGGTCTTATACCTCAGCAGATAGCATTGCTACTGTTAACACAGCAGCTTACTTTAATGATGTAAGCCAAGATGTTTCAGTAGGCGATGTGATCTTTGTTCACGATAGTGCGACACCAACAATGAGTATTGTTATGGTTTTAACCAATGCTTCAGGAGTTGTTGACGTATCAGATGGAACAACAGTATCAGTTGCTGATGCAGACTAACTAAGTGTTTTGGTAGGGGGGTTATCTCATTGCCTCCCTACTAATACTTATTAAGGAGTTTATATATGGCATTAGGTGACACAGATATATCAGTATGCAATAAAGCATTACTGCTTTTGGGTTCTGATACTATTACGTCTTTTTCAGATGGTACACCTGCTGCCCAAGTATGCTCATTACTTTACAAAGACGTTAAATTATCAACGATGGGAATGTACCGATGGTCATTCACAGTTGCAAAAACCCAATTAAATAGAGACACAAATACTCCACAAAATGAATGGAGTTATCAGTATTTAATGCCTAATGATATGTTGATTGGGGTTCCTGAGGCAGTCAGAACATCATCAGCAGCAGGCTCACAATTATTCAAGGATTGGGAAATAGGTCAAGCTACAGGTAAGTATGCAGTATTGATGACTAATGCATTAGAAATACATATAGATTATCAAAGAGAACTGACAGAAGCTAATCTTCCTTCCTACTTTATACAGCTTCTAGGCTACCAAGTAGCTTGGCACATAGCCGAAGCAATTACAGACCAAACAACCAAAGCAGAGTATTGGCGAAATGTAGCTCTTGGCACAGCCACAGAAAATATGAGAGGGGGATATTTTAGGCAGGCTACAGCAATTGATAGTGGAGGGCAGACACCATCTGTTGTTGGTGATTATCTGCTTACAGATGTTAGATGAGTAGGATACAGCAATATCAAGCATCATTCACAATAGGTGAAATTGATCCATTATTAAAAGGCCGTATAGACCTACAGCAATATTACACATCTGTTGCTTCAGCTAAGAATGTGATATTTGAGCCACAGGGTGGCTTCTCTCGTAGACCAGGATTAAAATTTCTTACAGACATTACAGCCGATGGTGCAGCCAATGGTCATTACCTAGCTCCTTTTGAGTTTAGTATTGATGAAAGTTTTATGGTTTGCATGACTGCTTTAAAGACAGATGCACCAAATCCAAAAATAAGATTAAAGTTTTTTAAAGATGGTGCTTTGATTACAGGCATCAATGGTACATCTAATGATTATTTAGACTACACAGTTTCTAATTTATACAACGTAACGAACTACGATTTACAAAGATTGTCGTTCACTCAATCAGCAGACACACTAATTATTGTCCATCCTAATTTTGCTCCATTTAAAGTTGTTAGAGGAACTACAGATACATCCTGGACAGCTAGTCTGATTAATGATCTTGTCATCCCTAAACATAACTTTTCAATTACCACAACAAATCCTCAGGCTACGTTAGAGCCAAGTGCAGTTGATGGAACGATTACATTAACAGCATCAGCAAGTGTATGGTTAACATCCCATGTAGACCAATTTGTAGAAGCTGACGATGGATTTGGTAGAGCAAGAATAATTGAATACACCTCAGGCACAGTTGTTAAGGCTTTCGTAGAGGTTCCATTTTTTAACAAAGACCCTATTGCTATAGATAATTGGGTTCTTGAAACAGGGTATGAAGATAGTTGGTCAGACACTAGAGGGTGGCCTGTGTCAGCTACATTCCATGAAGGTCGTTTATACTTTGGTGGTTCTGCATCTTTGCCATCAACATTGTTTGGCTCTAAGGTCAGTCAGTTTTTTAATTTCAAAGCTGCTGAAGGTTTAGATGATGATGCTATAAAAATTACTTTGGCAACCGATAGTGTAAACACAATTACAGGTATGAGATCAGGTCGTGACTTGCAAATCTTTACTACAGGTGCAGAGTTTTTCGTTCCTCAAGGTGACTTAGACCCAATCACACCATCAAATGTCGTTGCTAAATCTAGTACAAAGCGAGGAGCTAAGGCTTACATAAGACCACAAGCTGCTGAAGGTGGCACATTATTCATACAACGTCAGGGAAAAGCTGTAAGAGAATTATTGTTTAGTGATGTGGAACTATCTTATGTTGCTAATAACATATCTTTGTTGGCATCTCATCTTATAGTAGATCCACAGAAATTAGCTCTTAGACCTTCTACAGACACTACAGAGGGTGACTTGTTGCTTATCCTTAATGGTGCTGATAGCACCGATTACAGATCAGCCTCTCTGCCTTATACAGGCATGATAGCAGCATTTGTATTAAACAAAGGTCAAAACATTGTAGCTCCATCTCATCTTCAAACAGATGGTACGTTTGTTGATATAGCAGTTGACGTTGATACCATTTATACAATTGTCAAAAGATCTATTGGTGGTTCTGACAAATATTACGTTGAGGTATTCAACGATGACTTTACTACAGATAGCTCATTACAAAAGACAACAGGTTTTTCAGGCACAGCTTACACAGGCTATAGTCATTTAGAAGGCAAGACAGTTAAAGTTATAAGAGATGATGCTGTTGATCCTGATGACGTAGTTTCTAGTGGTGGGATTGCTACATCTGTGGCACCTACAGGTTACACAGAGGTTGGCTTAGATTTTGATGTAGAGGTAATTACCAATCCTGTTGAAACTAAATTACCTAGTGGAACTATTGCAAGTATGAAAAAACGTATTCTTGAAATATCTCCAAGGCTTTATAAAACACAAAATATTACGATAAATAACAGGGATATTCCTTTATCTACTATGCCTTTAAGTGGAGCAGGAAAGGTGCCGACTTATACAGGGATCAAAAAAACAGCAGGTTTTCTTGGTTTTACAAATGAAGCACAAATAACAATAACCCAAACTCAGCCTGTGTTTATGACTGTATTGAGTTTAGATTATAAAGTGAGTATTGGACAATGAGTGGATTTGAAATTGCATTTTTAGCAGCAGCAGCAGGTAGTGCGTACATGGGCATTCAAGGTGCCAAAGCACAGAAGAAGATGTACGATGCACAAGCCAAACAAGTAGAATTGCAGGCTACTCAAAAAGCCAATAACAGCAAACAGACTGCTGTTAATGTTCTTAAAAAATTAAATTCAGTAATGGCTACAAATATTTCAAAAGGTGGTGCAGGAAACCTAGATCCCTTTTCTAGTGGAGACAGCACAGACATTATTAATACAGCATCACTACGAGATGGTGTAACAGACTTTACTATAGCTAGAGATAACGCAACGATGGCTATAAAGATGGGTAAATACCAAGCAGACAATTATAGATACGCAGGTAAAGTTGCTGTTCAACAAGCTAAAATGTCAGCAGTTATATCAATGGCATCTTCAGTTGCTACTGTTGGGATGGTTAATCCTACTGCCTTTGGTGGTTCAGCAACAACAACAGCAATGTCAGCAACAGACAAAGCATTGATTATGGGTGGATCATCAATGGGAACTGGTACAGTAGCACCTCCTAAATATTACGCACCAACCTCTACGGCATTTGGCTAATCATGGCAGATAGACAAAGATACACATCTCAGTTGCAACAGGACATTTCTCCTAACATTGACTTTGCAGGTCAAAGGGAACAGGTGCGTGGTGCAAAAACAATTGCTGCACAAATTGATCGTATGAGCCAACAGTTTCTAAGCCAAGCTACAGAAGAGGCTAAGATAGAAGGTGCAGAGTATGGCATTCTTAATGCTCCTACACAGGAACAAATATTAGATGCAAAAGATAAAGGCATCGATATAAAACTGCCTGGTGGAACAGGCTCTGTTTATGAAAGAGCAGTTAGAAAAGCTGCCTTAATGCAAGCTAATGATGAGATAACTGTATTAGCTAAGAAGGATATCTTAGGCATTATCACTAAAGCTGAAGTAGCTGAGTTGCCTGCTGAGGTAGTCAAACGACAGATAGAAGAGGTTACCTCAGGTTACGCATCTGTATTTGATGAGACATCACCAATCCTAGCTCGACAGTTTAGAGCAGACATGGGTGTCTATGGGTATACAAAATATGGAACCTATGCATCTGCACAGTTAGTAGAAAACAAAAAGAAAGCTAAAGCTAGTTACTTTACAAGTTTTCTTTTGCTTAAAGAGCAGGTTCAAGGTGTTATAAAGAATTTTGAAGATATTGATGCGTTTGTAGATACTGAAGATGGCTCAGGAGTAATGGCTAATCCTAATAATAAAACAGGTAAAGACATTAAAGCACACACTTTAATACAAGAACATTTAGATGATCAGAAAGCAAAAATATTAAGAGGGGCTGTAGAGCTTAATTTCTCTACATCTCAAATAAAAATCTTAGCTGATGAATGGGATGCTGAGGTTTTAGAGGCTAGAGGCAATATTGTTCGCAAAGAAATAATGTCACATGAAGCTCCCAAAACATTAATACAAAACATGAGGGCTGCTTCTAACGGCAAAACAACAGGCATAGAGAGCTTACCACCTGGTGTAAGAAATGCATTTTTAAGCGAAGATGCTGAAGGTCAAAAGAAGCTAATAGACGATGCAAGGTCAGCTTGGCACGACAGAATTGGTGATAAGCAAAAGGACATTAATCACAATGATGCATTGAGATTAGACAGAGTAAATCTAGCAAACATAAATTTTCATAATGGTATTGCAGAGATAGCCGTAAGCTCAACAGGGCTAATAACCACAGCACAAAACAAACAAATTACCGATGCCTTAGCTGTTATTAAAGTAGATGCTCCTGATAAATATATAGAGATGAGAGACAATTGGCTTGAGTTGTCTACAACAGTTGCCGATAGAAGCAAAACAATGTTTCCTGCCTCTAGTGATGTAGGAACTAAATTTAAGTTTGATAGGGATCTAGTAAGCGATACCCAATTATTAAGTTTGGTAGACGTTAACAAATCATTCTTAGAAAGAAAATTAAGTAAGGATGATTACCTGTCCATCTCAAAATCTTACAAGGACAGACAAGATCCTCGTATGGCTGAAGCATTTAAATTGATTAGAATAGAGGTAGGCATTCCTGAAAACAGTTTCGCTGACAAAGCATTCTTGGACAGTCAGGCTGTAAAGGTCATGAACTCTGCTCAAGCTAACATCATGAGACTAGCAGGTGAAGATACAACAGGTGTGTTTGATCCTGTCAAATGGGTAAATGAAAATATAGCTGATTTTATAAAAGCTAAAACAAACGATGCCTTTGCACCATTAAAATCTTGGGGTAAAAAACATACTTTCAAAGGAACAATGAAAATTATTTCTACTCTTAGGTCTGAAGGTGGAACAGTAAATAATGCAAAAGCAGATGAGTTATCAGACAAAATAAAAGAATTAGAAGAAGCAGTCAAAAGTGGCAGGATTAATATATCTGATGTGCCAGGGTTTGATGTGGAGGGCTTTGCACAATGAGTGATATCTTTTCAGAAATCTTTGCTGAGAATTATGATATGTCAGCTAATCCTGAGTATGGAGTTTATATAAACAAAGTTACAGGTAAGCAACATTACTATTCAGGACAGTTGCCTTTAAAAGAGGGCTTGCCTGCAGGCATGGATGAAAGTAGCGATGAAGCCTTAGAATATAAAATAGAGCAAATGAATGTTTATGGATTGCCTACATCAGTCTTGGATGATGAAACCAACAAAAACATTAGAGACAATCAAGAGCAAGGTTCAGAAATTAATGACCCAACCTGGATACAGGCATCTAAGATACTGCATAAATTCTTTCACTCAGGCAAAACAAAGACCGATGGCACATCATTAATATTTAATAACGATGAAACAAACACATTAAATTCAAACGAAGAGTATGCTGATTGGGGTCAGAGCTTTGCTATTGGCATGAACCACAATATGCCTAAGCTAGTTATGAACTCTACTGAGATGATGAATGCACCTGTCGAGGTAGCTAAAGCCATGTACTACGTCATGGAGACAGCAGACAGGAGTGGCATGGAGTTTGGCAATTTCTTAAAAGGTGTGGGTAATCAATTTGCTGATGTAACAAACTATATAGGTCTTAGTACATTTGGTATTGGGTTAGCATCTAAATCAGCAGGCAAAGCTCTTACTAAGATGGCATTCAAAGATGCTCTAAAGAAAATAGTATTGTCTGCTCCAACAAAAGCTGATGTTGCATTAGGTGTAGAAGCATCTGTATTTATGGCTGCTGACAACCTGGCTAAACAAAACATAGAAGTGGCAAGCACAAAGAAAGAAGAGATTGATAAAGGTTCTCTACTTGAAGATGCAACAATAGGTGCTGTAACAGGTATAGGTTTAAACAAGGCCCTAACACTAGGGGTTACGCAAGCATCTAAAGGTTTTAAAATTATTAAGACAAAATTGGGGGAGATACTTGCTCCACCTCCTCCTAAGGTCAACCCTGTGATAGATGACTTGCGTATAATATCTGCTGATGAATTAGTGGGGAAAAAGATATTTCCTATTCAGGCAGATCTAACAAGGGCAGGTGGTGAATACACAGGCATTGATAGCAGTCAGCTTGATATTCCTATTATCTTGCAGGGTGGGCCTGACTTTCCAATATTACAAAGCTCAAAAGATGGCAAAGTTGTTTGGGCTGTAGACAGTAAAGCTGTAACAGGTAAAAAATTAAACACAGATGCAGACTATGCCTTAGTAGTTTCTATGGCTCCTGATAGTCATAAGACAAACGCAACAGTTACATCTGCTATGATTGAGACATCACTAGCATATCTAAGAGATGGAAGAATAACAGACGATATTGTTGGTGCAGTAGATGCTGAAATCAAATTAAAGTTTCCTGAGTTTCCAGGTCTTAAATCAGAGAACGTAGCAGAGTTTACAAGAGACTTGAGCTTTGAGCAAAGAAAGATATTGATGGATGCATTAAGTAATAAGACTGCACAGCAAGGTGGCTTCCCTAATTTACAAGCTGTGTTAGATGCTACAGTAGATCCTGCCTATTCAGGTCTTAATTCCAATGACAGCATCATGATACTTAAAATTAACAAAGATGGTGGTGCAGTCAAACTAGGTGAAGAAGGAACTCAAAAGCATATGAGCTATGAGTTTGGTTTAAAAGGTGAGCCTGTTGGTCGTATACCAATGGTCAATGCTAGAAAAATGTTTCCTGATTGGTTCAAACAAAGAGATGCAGATGTAGCTGAGATGGAAAAAACAGGGCTAAGTATGAGTGGTAAACCTTTAGAAAGATCACCAAATACAGCAAGAGCATTTCAACAAAACAAAATTACAGAAGAAATCACACAAGAAAAAGCTGATGCAATCAAATCTGTAATTATGAATAAAGTTAAATCTCCATTGCAAGCTAAGTTAGTTGTAGCAGCGATGGAAGGTAAATGGTCTACAACATCTGACTTAAAGAAAGCAGGTGGTATAACTGCATTGAATTGGATTAGAGAAGCCAGGTCATCACCTGAGGGCATTACTTTATC